GGTGTAGAAGGAGCAAAGCAAAAAGTTTCTAGCGGTTATAGAAGCTTATACGCAGGAACTCTAGGTAGCGAAACTAAACGTAAAGTAACAAGTGGTGTTCTAGCTACGTATGGAACTATGTCATTTCTAAATAGAGATGATGAAGAAGATACAATCGAATAAACAATAGGAGAACAAAGATGGTACTAAAGACTAACTTAGCGAACTTAGCACAAGCTGCAAAAGCAGTTGGCAAATCTGTAGTAGATGTGACTAAGACAAAAATGAAAAAACCAGTAAGTATGGTTAGAGAAGCAGGAAGAACGATTCGTAGAAACCCAAAAAAATCGGCAGCAATAGGAGCTGGTTTAGCAGGATCAACGGGGTTTTATCTTTATAATGGCAAACGTAATGCCTATGAAGATGATACTAGTATGGAATAATGATTGATAAAATTATTAATAAGTATTCTAAAATAGCACATCCTAAAAAAAAAGTACCTTTATTCACAGGCAAAGAAAGTTATGCTGAGGAATTTAATGAAGCTTATGCACTTAAGAGTGGTAAAATAAAGAAATCTTATTTTATTAAAGGCGAGTTATCTGAAGGACATAAAGCAGAAAATCCAAGCAAAATAGCACAAGATATTCTTTCTGGAAAGATGTCGCCTAAACAATATGCAATAATGGCTTCAAAAGAAAAAAAATGAATTTAGAAAAATTAGCAGATCAAATAATTCAACTAAGTCCGGCACAAGCACAAGAATTGCAAGTTATCTTAAAGGCTAAAGTTATGCCTGAAGTAGAGAAACAAAAAGGATTACTAGACGAACAACAAATGGCAAACCCACAAGTAGATCAGATGGCTAGACCACCTGAGCAAACTATGGCTCCACCTACAACTCGTGATGTTGCATTACGCAGTCTTTTAGGTTAATTAAATAATTGAAAGGAGAATATACAATATGCCAATGGTAGGAAATAAAAAATTTTCATATACTAAAAAAGGCATGGCAAGTGCTAAAAAATTTGCTATGAAAAAAGGTATGAAGGTTACTAAAAAAAAAGGAAAATAAATGCCTAAAGAAAGATCAGTACAAGACTTCATAGATCAGCTTAAAGAAATTTACGCAGAACAAGAAGAACTCTTAAATGAGTTTGAAGATGAGTTTGGTGGAGATTTTGATGATGATGACGATGATGAAAAAGAATAAACCAAAACTAGGAACTGGCACTAGGTTTAAACAGCTCACAAGTAAGCTATCTAGACAAGGTGTTAAGAACCCAAACGCACTAGCTGCATTTATTGGAAGAAAAAAATACGGAAAGAAAAGATTCCAACAATTAGCCGCTAAAGGCAAATAACTAATAGGGAGACTAAATGAAAAATTTACCAGCAATAATTCCAGGTGAAGGTGTTAGAACAGCTACAATTGGAAAAGCAAGAACAAAAATTAATCCAAAGATTGTAGCAACTAGATCAATTGGAGATACAGTTAAATCTGTTGTTAAAAAAGGAATTGGATTTGGAGCAGCAGGTGCAGCTCTAACTGGAGCAGCTTACTTAGCTGGAACAGCAGAAAGAGATTATGCTAAAGCTCCTAAAACTTATGAACCAAGAGATTTAAGATCTCCAGTAATTTACAATCCATTAGAAGATTTTTAATGTCTGAAGAAAATAAAATAGAAACAGTAGTTGAAAAAGTTAAATCTAATCTAGGTGGTAAAAGACCTGGAGCTGGGAGACCTATAGGACCACGTAAACAGAAGCAATGGCAAATGGTTGAAACACTAGCAACTAAGTATCAACAATCACCTTTAGATTATATGCTATCTGTGTTAAACTGTCCAAAGACTTCACCAGAAAGAAAATTATATGCAGCAGAAAAAGCAGCACCATTTGTACATCCTAAACTTGCTAACTCAACAAGCACAGTAGGATTTGATGGAAAGCTTAATATCAAAGTCAAGTGGGAAGATTAAAACCTACGAAGTTTCTGTAGGCTATAAACCAAGACCATTACAAAGACAAGTACATGAATCATTAAAAAGATTTAATGTATTAGTTTGCCATAGACGATTTGGTAAATCCGTTCTAGCAATAAACGAATTAATCAAAACAGCTACAAGCAAACCAAGATCTAAACTTGCATACATAGCTCCTACTTACAGACAAGGTAAAGCTATTGCTTGGGATTATTTAAAATTTTATACAAGACCACTAATGGCATTTGGTGGTGATCGTAATGAATCTGAACTACGAGTAGATTTATATAACGAATCAAGAATACAAATTTACGGAGCTGATAATGCAGATTCACTTCGAGGAATGGGATTCAATGGTGTAGTACTCGATGAGTATGCAATCATGTCTCCAAGAGTTTGGACTGAAATTATTAGACCTGCTATCTCAGATACAAATGGTTGGGTAATATTCATTGGAACTCCAATGGGCCACAATCAATTCTGGGAAGTTTATGACTACGCAAAACGTGGACATAAAGATTGGTTCGGACAATTATACCGAGCTTCAGAAACTGAAATTATTCCACCTAATGAGTTAATAGAAGCTCAGGCAATAATGACTGAGGAGCAATACAATCAAGAATTTGAATGTTCCTTTACTGCTGCTGTTAGCGGAAGTTATTATGGTAAATTAATTACAGCTGCAGACAACTCTAATAGAATTACTAAAGTACCATACGATCCTGAGATACCAGTTGAGACTTGGTGGGATTTAGGTATTGGAGATTCAACATCTATTTGGTTTGTTCAAAGAGTTGCTGAAGAATTACATGTTATAGATTACTACGAAACTTCAGGTGAAAGTTTATATCACTATGCAGAAGTTTTAGAGAAAAAAAATTATAAATATAATAGACATGTAGCTCCACACGATATAGTAGCTAGAGAACTTGGTACTGGTAAATCAAGATTAGAAGTAGCTTTAGAAATAGGAATTGATTTTGAGATTGCTGCAAAGCTTGAAGTAGATCACGGAATTGAAAGTGTTAGAAATACTTTACCTTATTGTTATTTCGATAGAGAGAATTGTAAGATAGGATTAGATGCATTACGTCAATACCGCAAACAATGGGATGAACGTAATCAAGTATTTAAAAATAAACCTTTACACGATTGGTGTTCCCATGCTGCTGACGCATTTAGATATGGATGTGTACACAGTCCCATTGATACAAGTCAATGGACAAAACCAATTTATGTAGATACAAAATATATAGTATGAAAACTGAACGAGAAATTATAGCAATATTAAATAAAGAAATTAGATCATCTAATGGATTTATAGGTGGTGAAGTTATTAATAAAAGAAAAAAATCTTTAGAATTTTATTTAGGTAAACCCTTTGGTAATGAAGTAGAAGGTAGATCACAAGTAGTAAGCACAGATGTATCTGATACAGTTGAAAGCTTATTGCCTTCATTAATGAGAATATTTACTGCAGGTGAAAATGTATTTCATTGTGAACCAGTAGGAATTGAAGATAATGAAACTGCTAGACAATGTTCTGATTATCTTAACTATATTTTTTACAAAGAAAATACAGGGTTTATAGCTTTGTATACTGCATTTAAAGATGCATTAATACAACGTAATGGAATCTTAAAAATTTATTGGGATAACTCTCAAAAAACTACACGAGAAGAATATAAAAGATTAACTACTGATGAACACAATATTTTAATCAATGATAAAGAAATTGAAATAGTAGAACATTCTGAGTACGAAGAATCATTATTAGATGATAACAATAATGAAATAGATAAGATTACTTATCATGATATTGTTGTTAAAAAAACACAATCATTTGGTCAAGTTAGAATTGAACCTGTACCACCTGAAGAATTTTTAATTGAACGTCAAGCCAAAAGTATTGATACAGCTAATTTTGTTTGTCACAGAACAAACATGACTAGAACTGAATTAATAGAAATGGGTTTTGATAAAGATGAAGTTAATAAATTACCAACTGGTAATTCAATACATTATTTACAAGACAACCAAGTTAGATACCAAGAAAATCTTGTAGGCTTAAATGAAGAAGGAGATAAGTCTAGTGATGATATTTTAATTCATGAATGTTATTCTCGTATAGATATTAATGATGATGGTAAAGCAGAACTAGTTAAAATTTTATTAGCTGGTGATGGAACATATAAAGCATTAAGTATTGAAGAAGTAGATTCAATGCCTTTTGTTTCTATAACTCCTGTTATCATGCCACATAGATTTTATGGAAGATCTGTATCTGAGTTAGTCGAAGATATACAATTAATTAAATCTACTGTTATGAGACAGATGTTAGATAATATGTATCTAACAAATAATAATAGAATTGCTGTCCAAGATGGACAAGTTTCATTAGACGATCTATTAACAAATAGACCGGGTGGTATTGTTAGAACAAAACAACCTCCTGCTAATGTTATGATGGCTATGCAAACGCAACCCATTGGTGATCAAGCTTCAGGTTTATTAGGATATTTAGATTCTGTTAAAGAATCAAGAACTGGTATTACAAAACAATCACAAGGATTAGATCCAAATACTTTAAACAAAACTGCAACAGGTATTAATCAAATTCTATCTCAATCACAAATGAGAATGGAATTGATTGCTAGAATATTTGCAGAAACAGGTATTAAAGATTTAGGATATAAAATGTTTGAGTTGATCTGCAAGTATCAACAAAAAGAAAAAATATTAAAAATTCGTGGGAAGTTTATTCCTATGAGACCATTTGAATGGAGAGACAAAGTTAATGTAACTGTATCTGTAGGATTAGGAACTGGTTCTAAAGAACAACAATTAATTTTATTAACATCTATTCTTGAAAGACAATTACAAGCTATAAACTTACAACAAAATGTTTATGGCCCAATGGTTAATTTAAGAAACGTATATAATACATTAAAGAAATTAATAGAGAACGCAGGGTTAGGTAATGTTGAACCATACTTTATGGATCCAGATGTTGGGCAATCGCAAATGCCACAGCTTCCACCTAAACCACCTACTGAGTTTGAAAAGGTTTCATTAGCTCAAGTTCAAGGTCAAAACGAAAGAGAAGTCATCAAAACTAATGTTGAGATGAAACGTATTGAAGCTGAAATGAGAGCCAAATTACTTGATTATGAAATCAAAATTAAAGAATTAGAGCTTAAATATAGCACTAAAATAAATGAGATTGATTTAAAGAACAGATCTATGATAGAAACTCAGAAGCTCCAACAAACTGGAGATATATTTAAAAAAATAATGGAAGGACAGAAAGAGTTTTTTAATAATGGACAACAAACAAATTCCACAACAGAACCTGGATCAACAGATTCACAGGGCTAAACAGGCTAGTATTTTACTAGACGAGCCTTTGCTGAAGGAAGCTTTTGAATATCTATCTGAATCTTATAGATCAGAAATATTTAAAACTTCATATTCCGACCACGAACAAAGACAAGTTCTTTGGATGGCATTTAATATGCTAGACAAAATTAAAGGACATCTTGTTAGTGTAATGGAGACTGGCAAACTAGCTGCCGCTGAGCTAGATAACCTAAAACGTCAATCGTAGTAATTACGAAACGATAACCAATGGAGCATATATGGCAGATGATAAATCTGTACAAGGTGCTGCTGAAAAGATACTTGGATTACTGAACCCTAAATCAGGACAATCAGCCCCAGTACTTAAAGTAGAACCATCAGTTGAACTTGAAGATAAAAAATCTCAAGAAGTTTCAAATGACAATCAATCACAGTCTGACGAAATTGTTGAAGAAGCCGTAGCAACTGAGAATACGCAAGAAGAAATAACAGAAGAACCAACACAACAAGAAGAAGTCGAGAAACAAAATCTCCACCGAGTCAAAGTACAAGGTCAAGAGTTAGATGTTACTCTCGATGAACTTAAGTCTGGTTATTCTAGAGATTCAGATTATAGACAAAAAACTCACCAGTTATCACTAGAGAGAAAAAATCTTGAAAGTGAAAAGGAGAGTTTACGTCAGACTTATGATTCTCGAATTAAAGAACTAAATAGTGCAATTCAATCTGCAGATTTACTTTTTAAAGAACAAATTGGGGTACAAGATCTTAATCGTTTATATGATGAAGATCCATCTCAAGCTGCTAAGTTGGAGTTTAAAATTAGACAACAACAAAGTCGTATTGGTGAACTAAAGAAAAAAGCAGATGATGCTTTTCAAAGTGAGTTTTCACAATACCTTAAAAGAGAAATAAAACTTGCAGAAGAACGCATACCTGAGTTTGCAGATCCAGTTAAATCTACTGAGTTTAAACATAATGCTAAAAAAGTTTTAAGCGATTATGGTTTTAAAGATAATGAAATTTCTTCATTAACAGATCATAGATTTTTATTGGTTCTAAAAGATGCTATGCAATTTAAAAATGCTAAAGGATCTAAAGACCTATCTGTAAAAAAGATAGTCTCAGCTCCTAAAGTAATTAAAGCTGGTTTCTCAAAAACAGATAGTTCAGTTCGTGATGTCATAAAAACCAAAATTGGTAAAGTACGTAAGACTGGTCGTCTTGAA